AAAATTAAAACTTGGAGAGAATATTTCATTATGTAAACATGCTAAAAATGGTATAACTGGATGCTCAACATGTTGTTCTCAATTTAAAAAAAGAAAAACATATAAAAGATGCATAAAAAGATGCATGAAATAATTAGTTATTATTTATTATTTATCGTAATTTTGGATTAATACAAATATCCATTGTTGGAAAAATGTCTCCAGACATACATTTACTTTTAGATGATACTTTTGCACAATGTCTTATATTATTTTCTTTACCAATATAACAATATCCATGTTGTTCAGAACTACTAGGTTCAGGTACTTTATCTTCTTTTTTAACAATCAAATTTTTAATACTATTTGATACATCTTGCACACGATTTTCTATTTTTCTTTCATTTTTTAAATCACCTTCTTCACCCTCATTTTCATCTTCATCTTTATTTTGATTTTCGTTTTCTTTAGTTGATGTTATTTTATCTTGTTTAATAGTTGATTGTAAATAATTAATACCAGATGTTGAAGTAGTTGCTATAAAATTAATAGAATTATTAAAAATATCTGTTATAAATTTTAATAATATTTGTAAAAAATTTGATGATTCTGTTGCTATTGTTTGTGCCCCTTGTGATGTATGTTGTAAAGTTGTTTTAGCAGTGTCACCTGATACCATTGCTATTACATATGCTATTGGAGATAATAATGCGGTCACAATATCTGTACCTTGTGCTAAATATTTAAATATATTAAATCCCAAAAATGCTAATAATAGTATAATAAAAATCCAAAAAAAAATACTTTTTACAATATTTGTTTTTGGTTGATTGTAACTAGGTTGATTGTAACTAGGTTCATTGTAACTTGGTTGATTATTTGTCATAGCACCTAGTGGTGTATTTGAAAAAGTATTAAATGCTTCTTTAAAACTATTTGTAGTTAAATAGTTATTATTCATTATATATAATTTTATATAATTTTATATTATTATAGATTAATAATAATTTATATTTGTGTAATTATAAATTATTATACTATTTATATAGGAATATTATGAAATTAAATACAAAGAAATTTAAAAATACATCTGAAAACCTATCACTTAAATCTAGACAATTTATTAAATCTAGACAATCACTTAAATCTAGACAATTTCTTAAATCTAGACAATCTCTTAAATCTATAAAATTACATTCTTTTTCACCACTATTAAATAAACAATTAAAAATACATTCATTAAAAACATTAAGACCTAATTCTTTAAAATTATGTGATGGTTTGTTGAATTTAAGAATAAATAAAAATGATCCTACATCTTGTAAACCCTATAATAATTATAAGGTTCAAGAACTATTACTTCATAATTTAAAATCATCTAAACATTTAGATGTGTCAAGATTTATACCACCTGTACAATTATTATCAAATTGTTGGTTTAATACTATGTTTGTAACATTTTTTTTTAGCGATAAAGGCAGAAAATTTTTCAGATTTTTTAGAGAATTAATGATAACAGGTAGAAAATTAGATTCTACTTTGATTCCTTCTAACATTGCCAAACTTTTTTTTATTTTAAATTTATTTATTGAAGCATCATATAATCAAACTAGTAAATCACATGAATTATTTAAAACAATGAATGCTTTAACTGATAAATTAAATACAAATTTTTTTATATATCACATATATCAAATTATCAACAATAAGCCAAATTCAATAAATCCTAATATATTATTTAATAACAATAATAAATTATATGATATACCTAACATAAAAGATGCTGGAAATCCACTTACTTACTATGAATCTATTTTGAAATATTTAAATTATGACACTTTAAAATTTATGAAACAAACTTTTACTAGCAACTCAAATGTTAAAGAAATTATTACAAAAAAATTTCAAAGTTTATCAAATATTATACCTGATATTATTATTATAGAAGATTTTCAGAGCACGTCTACATATGAAACTTCATATACATTAATGAGTACTAGTAATGAAGTCATTAATTATGTATTAGATTCAATTATTATAACAAATAAAGATCATTTTGATCCTGCAGCAAATAGTCATTTTGTAAGTCTTTTAACAGTAAATTCTCAAGAATACAAATTTGATGGAAGTAGTTTATCAAAGTTACAACGCTTTAATTGGAAAAAAATGATAAATACTAATAAAAATTGGAATTTTAAAGAAAATCCAAAATATGTTCCCGAACGTTATAATTTTACAAAAGGTTACAAAATAATGTTTTATTATAGAACTTAAATTGTGTTATAAATTATAATACAATATAAATTTAAAGATTTAAGTTTAATATATAATATACTAATGCCAAATGAAAATGTAGTTGAAAATTATTTAAAAGAAAATATTGGAAAAAATTTATCTTTACGAAAGCTACATAAAGATTTAAAAATTAGTCGCAGAAAAATTATCTCATTTGTTAATAAATCCAAAAATATTAGTATTGTAAAACCATTAGATGTAGGGTCAAAAGCTTTTTTTTTACATGTTTATACATATCATAAAACTAATTAAAGATTATTTAACAACTCCATTTTTTCCATTGTTTTTTCTAAATTAGATTTGCCTAAATTATTAAATAAATAATCTGTTTTTGGTGATTCTTCATTTTTTTTTATTTCTTTATATATTGTATTTATTTTCAATACAATAGCTTCTGTTTCTTCGTGTTTAGTTATAATAGCAATAGTAAAATTAATATTTTCAATTAATAAAGCAAAAGCAAAATATATAATATATTTCCGTTTTTTTTTTACACTATTATTGTATTTAATAATAAATAATTCAAATAAATTTTTTATTATTTTATGTTTTAAGTTTAAATTATTGTCAGCGTATGTTATAGTGTATTTTTTATCTAAAATGTTAGGATCACTATAATAAAATAAAATGTCCCATATTATCCATATTATATCATGAGTATTTCCTGATGGAGCATAACTTCTATTTTCGCATACACATTTTTTCTTTTTTTTAATACATATATTTTCATATTCTATTATCCATTCATACCAATAATAAACATTTATTATGTTTTTATTTATTAAATTAAAAATAAGTTCATTTATTGGTATTATTAACTCTTTAGGGTCATCTTCTTTTAATATTTCTTCTATATAAGTTACATTTGGAGCCTTAAATTTTTCACTCATACAAGTCAAATCAAAAGAATTATTTTTATCTAATTTAACATCACTTATTACATTTTTCTTATTAGAATAACATAATACACATATTATTTCGCAAAATAATTTCCTTATTTTTTCATTATTTCTTAATGCTAATATATTTTGACTATAACCACTTTGTAAAATACTTATAAAATTATTATAACGCATATTTAAATACAATGTTAACTTAGGATTACCATTATGTATATATTTATATACATAATATAATATGATGTCCCATAAATCTAAAAAATGACCAGCACATATAAATTCTGCACTCCAATAACACGCATTTTCTATTTTTTCATCATATAAATTTTTTAATAATTCTAAACGGGCTTTTGATTTTTGAAATTTTGAAAAAGTAATATTTCTAAAAGAAACACGTATATCGTTTATATGATTAGTGTCCATTATTTTGGGTTATAATATTATTAATTTTAAGTTACATAAAAAATATAATATTAATACATAATAATAATAATATTATTATGAAATTATTTTCATTTTTAACAAACATAACAAAAATAGCAGCGGAGAGAAATATTTATGTGCTATTAAATGAAACACTAAAACACTTTCTTAAATTGCCATTATTACACAAACTATTTTTATTTATGCTTATATTAGTATTTATATATTTAGTAAATAGAAGACCTTTAATTTATGAGAATTATGACGATATGACATCAAATAAAAGATTTGATAGTAAATTTGATGATGCTGTATATGATGCTTTTTACGCGAAATATTATGATAAAATTTATGAAAATAAAGAGCGAGATGTTGAACAATTAAAAATTATTGTAAGTTATGCCAAAAATAAAAAGTTTGTTAAATTTTTAGATATAGGTTGCGGAACTGGATATCATGTACATTTGTTAACTAAAATGAAATATGATGTTGTTGGATTAGATAAATCTAAAAGTATGATTACAAAAGCACAATCAAAATATGCTAATTGTGAATTTATAGAAGGTGATATACTTAAAAATAATTTATTTGATTATAATTCATTTACACACGTATTATGTTTAAATAAAACTTTTTACATTATTAAAGATAAAGACACATTTTTTGAAAATTGTGCATTATTATTAAATCAAGATGGAATATTAATAATACATTTATTAACACGAGAGAAATTCAAACCTTTTATTCTTCCTAAAGATGATACTATTTTATATAATCCAGAAAATCATAATATTCCTATTGTTAAAAATATTATAAAATTTACTTCTAATTTAGAATATGTATGTAATTATGAACTACTAAATAATGAGACAAATGAGACAAATGAGACAAATAATACAAGTCAAAATACTATTGACAATTTTAATCAACCATATTCATGTTATAAAGAAAAATTTGAAAATTTTGATACTCATAATATTCGTATAAATTCGATTAATTTATATATGCCTACTATTGATGAAGTAATAAAACTTGCTAAAGCAAAAGGATTTGTCATAAAAGATAAAAAACCATTGGATTTTATTGGTCACTCTAATGAATATTTATTTATATTTAAAAAAATAACATGATCTTAATTAAGCATTTTATCGAACATATTTACTTGCTCTAGCAAATGAATCTAATACAAATAGTATAAATATTCCCAAAAATAAATATAATATTAGTTCTTCTGTAATGTAATTTGTTTTTTCATTGTGTTGCTCTTCTAATAAATGAACAATATAATCTAATTTAGACAATAGTTTATTGTTATCATAATTATGGGAATCAATATTTTGAGATAATGAATTATAATTTAATTTATAACTATCACTATAATTAGATAAATTATTTTTTAATAAATTTGAACCATTTAATACATTTGAATTTTCTAAATTAGAAGTACTATTATTTGTATTAGAAGCATTATTCATATTAATATAAGTATTACTATTACTATTAGTATTGGAATTTTGTAATTCATTGTTGAAAAAATTATTTTGCGGTATATTATTTCCAGCTTCTCTCATTTTTTGTATTTTTGCTAATTGCTCATTCAAACTATCTGTAAAAGATGTACTTATTGATTCATCAATGGTGTTAGATTGGTAATTTGTATTAAGGTTTTCATCTTCTTCATTATTTTCATGAATTTTTGACATTAAATTCCCTAAACTGGTAATCTTATTTTTTAATACTTCATTGTTTTTAGTATTTGTTATGTTGGATTCATCAAATTCTACACTTTTCTTATTTTTTAAAGTTTTATTATTAGATTTTTTATATAATTTAGATTCTGATAAATTATTATTTTCAGAATCTAATGGAGCCGGATTTAATTGAAACATATTATACTATTATAAAAAAATAAGATTATATTATTTTCAAAAACTACTAAATAAAAGTATTTATTTTGTATTAAGTTATTAATTAAGTTATTAATTAAGTTATTAATTAAGTTATTTTTACTTGTTTAGTAATAAAATAAATCAACCATGTTTAGTATTTAGTCTTTAATAGTATTTTTTTCATCATATATTTTGTAGTCATTTAATTTGGAGAAATTAAATTATATTTAATATATAATAAATACATTAATAAATATGTATGATTTATTTAAAAATTATAAAAAATTTTTAAAAAAATATAAATTTGATATTTTTATGAGAGATTTGGGTACTAATAAATTATTAATTGGTGTGTTTATGATTTTTATGAATATTGGTTCACGTTATATTGAATTAAAATTAACAAAAGGACAAGAAATGATACTCAAAAACATTGCTCGTGAAGTATTAATTTTTACTATTGCTTTTATTCATACTAAAGATTTAATAATATCATTTGTTATTACAGGTATTTTTATTATATTGGCCAATTTTGTATTTAATGAAAAATCTAAATATAGTATTTTGCCAGAAAAATATAAAAAATTAGCTTCACTAATAGATACTAATAATGATAATGTTATTTCCGAAAATGAGATAAATAAAGCATATGATATATTAAAAAAAGCACGTGGTCAAATAGATAATTATAATAAAATAAAAACACTAGAATCTTTCAATAATATGAATTATTAGTCAATTATGTAATAATATTTTAATTATATAGTATAATATACAATATAATTATGAGTTATATTCCTGTGTTTTCAACAAATAATTATAAAATTCAAATAAATATTTTATATAATACAAAAACTGCTAAAGATGATGATGTTGCTAATGATGATAGTACTACTACTAGTACTAATGATGATAGTTTAAATAATAATTTTTATATTATAGAAAATATGAATGATATTTTAATAGAAGAATTTTCTACAAAAATAAATTATGACTGGTTTAAAGCTAGTTATAAAAGTGATGATAATCCTTTATATATTGTAAATGATTCTTATTACATTGATGCTAATGTTATAAATACTATTAGAAAAAATAATAGTGCTAAATTTCCTAGTTACAATAATAGCACTAATGTAAATGTTAGAAAAGCTGACTTTAAACATTTATATGATAGATTTAAAGAAAAATATGATAGATTTAAAGAAAAATATGAAAAAAATAAAAAAACTTCAACACCTGATTCAACACCTGATTCAACACCTGATTATGAAAATAAATTATTTACAATTTTCAAAGATACATTTATAAAGATATATGAAAAGATATATGAGTCAAAAAAAAAACTACCATCAAATAGTGGTATTAAACGCACAACAACATTAGAAAAATTATTTAAAAATGAAGGTTTTATTGATAATGATATAGTAGGTAATGAATTATTTCATAAATATATACAAAATACATATGACACTACAACAGATAAGGTGTTAAAAGAAGCACTTCAATTATTTTATAATATTGCCAATAGTAATTTTGCTAATAAATTTAAATATGAATATTTTTTGAGTACAGAAATAATCAATAATATTTTTAAAGTTATACAAGAAAATAGTAGCAATGACCAATCTCAATATATATATGGTAGACAAAAACCTAATTTAAATAATAATGAAACAAAAGAAAATATTTATAATAAATATTTTAAATATGTATTTCCTAATAAGAAAGATATAAATAATTTAAGTGATCCAGATAAAGATAAAATTTTGATGTTTAATAATGTTTATTATATAATTAAAAATATTTATTTACTGGATAATACTATTATTAATGTCACTAATTATAAAGTATCAAATAATACACAAGAAGATAAAAAGAAATATTATATTAGTCAAGTTAGTTTACTAGATTTAAAAGATAATATTACTCATTTTGAAATTGAAAAAAATAAAGTAATAATTTATCTAAAAGCAACATTAAAATATATTATAGAAAATCCTATATTACAAATTAATTATTTAATAGATGATTTAGAAAATGTTAGACAAAGTTTTTTGCCACAATCTAATATATTACTACCTAAAGATATAAATACTAATTATTCCAGTTATGATAAAATATATATTCATAATAATATTAAATATGCTGAAAATACTCAAAATATAGATACTATTGTAGCAGATGCCCGCAGAAAAGACTATATAAAAAATAAAGAAGAACTATTTTTGAATAATAAAGCATTAAAATTATTTAAATATTTTTTCAAAAGAAAACTAATACCCATATCGGATAAAACGGATAAAATAGTTGAGAAAAATATTATATATTTAATACGTAATATTTTTAAATTTTATAATAATAAACAATTTAAAAAATATTATATAGCAGATACATATATTGAAAAATTTGACAATAATTTGCCTTCAGATGAATATTATAGTATTACTAAGGGCACTACTATAGAAGAAAGTGATAAATATAAAATAATTTTAGATTTATTCACAAAATTATCAAGTAAAGATCCAACACCTGATGTACCTGATGTACCTGCTGCTGCTGTTGTACCTGCTGCTGCTGTTGTACCTGCTGCTGCTGTTGTACCTGTTGCTCCTGCTGTTGTACCTGCTGCTGCTGTTGTACCTGCTGCTGCTGTTGTTATAGGAAAAAAAATTTTTAAAGAAATTGAATCATCTGATGCGCGTTTAAGTGAAAACAAAATATACAAAATAAATGTAGTATTTAGATGTTATTTAGATAAAACAGGAAAAAAACCTACTTTTGTACGTACATTAGTGGCTGAACAATGTTTGTCTAGAGCACAAAAACTAGATAATGTTTTTACAGATAATTTATATAAAACATTTAACTTACCTGAAAATTACTTATATAATAAACTTGCTAATATTACACGTAAACAAAAATCTAATGTAGTACCAACAAACAAAGTATTAGAAAACAAAGTATTAGAAAACAAAGTATTAGAAAACAAAGTATTAGAAAACAAAGTATTAGAAAACAAAGTTAATCCATATCCTCAAGAAGACATTATGCTCAATAAAAAAGGAGGAAAAGTAATAAAAAAATATAATCATAATAAAAATATTACACTTAAACATAAAACTAGTAACAATGTAAAATTTATTAATAACAATATTTATCAATAATATTTACCAATAATATTTACCAATAATATTATAATATTTTATATATATATAAATTATTATGGATATTTTAAAGACTTTTAAAAAAAGATTATCATTTAAAAAACCACTTGACTCAATATTATTTATAGTTGCTTTGTTAATAATATTTTATTATTTTAATAAATATGTATTAATAAATATGAATGTTGAAAATTTTGAAAATGATGGAAAAAAGAAAGTAGTATATTTCTATATGAATGGTTGCCCGCATTGTGACTCGTTTTCTCTTATATGGGATGAGTTTAAACAAACTTCTCCATTAGCTACTCATAAAATAGAAAGTGCGGATGCTGGAGAAATGATGACCAAATACAATATATCTGGTTTTCCTACCATATTACTATTAGATGAAAATAATAATAAATTAAAAGAATTAGAAGGACCTAGAACACTTGCGAATTTAAACGCAATGATTAGTAATTATATTTAATTAAGTTTTATTGTAAGTTTTAAAAAGTATAAAAAAAATTGATAACATATATATTTTATAGTTTATAGTTTATACTATAAAGTATAATATGGATTCTGTTTATAATGAAATTTTAACTGATTCTGATTTATGTAATGAAACATATAGCCTAGATGTATTAAGAAAAAATATTAATAATTTAAATAAAAAAGTAGTACTTAGAACACAAAAATTAACAGCACAATTTTGTGTAAAATTTATTTTGGACACTGCTATTGAATCTGGAAGTGAAGCTAGTGGTGTTTATACTAAACAACATATTCTAAGAATGCAACCACATATTACTAATGAAGAATTTGATAAATATTATTTGGAATATGTTATTAAAGGTAATAGTATTACTACTTAATATAAATAATAATAAATAATAAATAGTGTTAGCAATAATAAATAATAATAAATAATAATATAGTATTATTTATATGGTTAAATCTGGATTTCTTAAAACTATACAAAATAATATGTCTTTAAAAAAAATTTTTATAATTTTAGGACTATTAAGTGTAATAATTGTAATATTATTTTCTTTAACTAATAAACATTCATTAGAAAATTTAACACCTCTTGGTCCAACAATAGATGTAATGCTTTGGACCGATGCCTATGGTTCAAGTAGTAATATTTTTGTTAATACTTATTGGTTAGGATTAATTAATACATATAAAGATTTTCCCAATATTAATTTTGGACAACGGAAGATTTCCGAAATGGTTAAATATTTTGAACCAGAAAAAAATCCTCAATTTAATACTTGGAACGAAGGAGCAATGGCACCATATGTTCCTTGTATTACAATACTAGTAGACGATAAAGGAGTTAAAAGTTTACTCGGCGCAGGTGCTAATGGGGGTGGGTTTTTTTCTGGTCCAACATTAACACTTGAACATGTAACGAAGTCAATAGCAGGTGTTTTTAGTAAAAATTATGATAAATTATATAGTAATAGTCCATCAAATGCTGGAATGCCCGCCATGCCTACTACGCCTACTACGCCTAATGTGCCTACTATGCCTGTAGTGCCTACTACGCCTGCTCAGCATGTGCCATGGGCTTAATAATTTTTTAATTATTTGTAAAAAAAAATTGATATTAATAATTATTAATATAAATTTTTAAGACTAATTATATATTACTTAAACTTGTCTAAATATGCTTACTAAATTAAATGATTTGATTTTGGTAAAAATTGTATCACGACCATCTAAATTATGTAAAACTCCTTATGTTGCTGATATAGAACTTCATGGTGGTTCAATTGTTCAAGCACATTGTGCTTCTATGGGTTGTTGTGGATTATCTGAAAAAGAATCTTATGTATATGCTTCACCTATAAAGTCTAATTGCAGTGAAACTAAATCTAAAGTGTGTTCTTATAAAATTTATTTAGCAAATTTTTGTGAAGAAAAAATTATTAATAGCCAATTATACATTAACAAGCAATTAATTGGCGTTGACCCAAAATTAGCCGAAACTTTGGTAGAAAATGCGTTAACAAAAAATTATTTGAAAACATTGACAAATATTAAAACATATAAGAGAGAGGTTAAATTACTTAATTCGCGTTTTGATTTTGCTGGAATAGATGAGCAAGGTAAATATTTTGTGTTAGAAGTTAAGAATGTTCCTCTTGCTGATTATGCTGATGTGTCTTCAAGTGACCGCAAAAAAATGATTAAACATGGAGACTTTACTAATATTCCTATTAATGAAAAAATATCATATTTTCCAGATGGCTACAGGAAGAAGAAAGGAGCGGTTGTAAGCGAACGTGCCTTAAAACATATTAATGAATTAGCAGAAATTACTTATTCAAAAATTATTAGACCTATTATTTGTTTTGTTATTCAACGAAGCGATGTTACCAGTTTTCAAGTATCTGTGCTAGACCCAATTTATAAAGAAGCATTTAATGAAGCAATAAAAAAAGGTGTAGAAGTTATTGTATTGGTTGTTTCATGGAATGCTGAAGGAGAAGCTACTTTTGTAACTTGCGATTTGCCTATTAATTATTAAGATTTATTAGTTTTCAATTATAAATATTAATAATTAAAAATATTTTATAAAATTGATATAAAATTTTTTTATTATAAAAATAACTATTTATAATTAATAATATGGAGTATAATTCTCTATCAAAAGAACTAACAAGCAAATTATCCAAAACTATAAAAAAAAATGGTGGCATATACTTTACACCACCTTCTGTTATAAGAGAGAACATTAAACTACTTGAACCATATATGAATATTATTTCAAATGTTTTAGAACCATCATGTGGTTCTTGTGAATATATTAATGCGTTATTAAATAATTATAAGTATTTAAAAATTACAGGTATTGAATTAAATAGCACGATTTACGAATCTATTAAAGAGTTAGGTTCTGCTAATGTAAAATTATATAATAGTGATTATTTAAAATATGATAGTATTGAAACTTACGATCTAATTATTGGCAATCCACCATATTTTGTAATGAAAAAAGAAGATGTTGCTAAAAGTTATCACAAGTATTTTGAAGGGCGACCAAATATTTTTATATTATTTATTATTAAATCTATAACATTAATAAACGAAAATGGAATAATTAGTTTTGTATTGCCAAAAAACTTTTTAAATTGTTTATATTATGATAAAACAAGAAAATATATTAATGCGCACTTTCAAATTTTAAATATTGTTGAATGTGTAAATTCAAAATATATTGAAACTCAACAAGCAACAATATTATTGATTATAAAAAAAACGAGTTTAAATGTTATTAATAATGAAGAGTTTATTTTAGAACGTTCTAATTATACTATATTTGCCACTAAAATTAATTGTGCTAAATTGAAAACTTTGCTTTTAAATTCAACATCATTAGAAGGTTTGGGGTTTAAAGTTGGTATTGGTTCTGTTGTATGGAATCAATGTAAAGATTTATTAACTAATGATGTTTCAAAAACACGATTAATATATAGTTCATCTATAGAAAATAATGGTCTAAGTCTTCAAAGTTCTAATAATACTGAAAAAAAAAACTATATAACTAAGAAAGGCATTATTGGTCCAATGATTGTTGTAAATAGAGGTTATGGTGTGGGCAGTTATAAATTTAACTATTGTTTAATTAATGAAAATCATGAATATTTACTAGAAAATCATTTAATAACTATTGAATATATTAAAGATTTGCCTCGGGAAGAGTTATTAAATTTATATAAAAAAATAATTACTTCTTTAGAGGATAGTAACACATTAGAGTTTGTAGCAATTTATTTTGGAAATAATGCTATTAATAGCACAGAATTAAGCAAAATACTTCCTATTTATCAAGATTAAGATATTTGAAATGCTGGAAATGCTATACCATTTCCGTTCTTCCATCGTAATAATACATTAATTTTTTTTCCACTTTTGCTAATACATTCATATCTGAATTTATTTGGTTGCTTGATTATGTCAATTAGCGTATAATCATCGCTATTAATAACTTGCTTAATAAATGAATTATTTGTATAAAGCATATAAATTTTGTTTGCTTGTGAAGTTAGTAAATAATTTGTAAGCATAGTACTATTTAATTCGGTGTTATTAATAAATTCAGTTATGCTTATATTAGACAATTCTTTAGCATAATTATAAAAACTAATATGTTGTTGCTCACCTGTAAATTTAGTGCTTTTACTACAACCTTTATAATATAGTTCTTGATATTGTTTCATACATTTTGGTTTATTGCTATGTATTTGTTTTAAGTATTCTTCCTTTGAAGGCATAGCTAAATTTGCTGATTTTGCTAATTTAGTAAGATAGTTAGTATAATAAAATTCTTCATAACTATTACTTAAATATTGACTAGGTTTCATAGGTGAAACAAATTGTGGTGCTTCATCTAGTGATGAAACATTAAATTTAAATTCTACTTTATATTCTTGCCAAGTGTCTTGAGTATAATATACTTTAATTAATAAATCATAATTATTTCCGCGACCAGCCTTATTAATACATTCAACTTTATTATAAGATTTATTACTTAAACTATTAATATATGCAAAAACATTATTTCTTATTGTTAGCCATTTTCCCAAAATAAAATATTTTTCTGGAACTTTATTATTTATTAATGCGCCAATAATATGCTCGCGTGTTTTATTACTTTTATCATTATTACACCTTGAAGATATATTGAAAGCATTAATACTTTTAACACTAATAATCTCTTTATTATAAGTGAAACATCTAAATGACTTACAACTAAACAATATTTTCAGATTCATTTTTAAAGAAGTAATGGTATATTTGTTATAAATGTAATTAATATTATAAAATAATATTTCAATTTTTTTATACTATCTAGAATGTAAATAGAGAGATTTATAAATTAATCAAATTTAATAACCTTTTAATAAATATTAAAAAATATTTAAATACAAATTTGCTAACATAATAATATTATTAATTTTATTATGTACAATATTTTATTATTAGTATTGAGTTATAGTTTGCCTCCATTAAATAATGTTTATAAAGGATCAATTAGCTTTCCATTATTAGGTAAGCAAACTATAGAATTTGAGCGATTAAAGAAAAATACTTCACAAGTTAGATTAATTGGTTTAATAAATTGTAATGGTTATATTTATAATGATGAAAATTATGATAATAATGAAAATGTAAGCAATAAATGTATTAACATAAACTATGAATTAGATAACAATCTTTTAAATATAATTCGCAAATATAGATGTACTATTGAAGCACCATATTATGATGTAAGCAGTGATATGATTTTATTTGTATTAAAAATAAATGTGCTTAGTCTAACAAAAACTATTAAATTGTTAAATACTAAAAAGCTAAAAACTAAATAAAACTAAGTTAAGTTATAGTAACTATGAACTAGTATATGTGCAATTATAGGAGCAACATACCATAGTTCTCCTAAGTTATTATTTAATTTGTTATCTAAGTTGGCATTTAAAAATGGAATGGCAAGTAAACTTGTTCCAATACCTATTAAAAATTGTTGCGCAACTCTCTGTTTTCTTTTATAAATAGTTAAATAATGCCTAGGAGTATGGACTAGCGTTAAATAACATTTACTTATAATTGGTTGTTTTAGCCATGCTAAGTGAAATAGTGAACTTAAAGAATATTTATAGAAGTTATTTTTTATGTTGAAATCATCAGCAATATGATAAATAGAAAAAATAATTAATAACATTTTTCGTTGAAAAAATGAACAATAATATATACATAATCCGCTAAGAAAATTACTTGCTAATGTTTCAAAAGGACTAACAATTAAACTTGTTGACCCGTGACCAAATGTAGGAATTAATAAAGGATATTTAATTAACATTATGTTTAGTATTATTATTAGTATTATTATATGTTATAATATTAATAATAATGTTAAACATATAAAAAATAATTTTTTATACAAAGTATAAACTATAAAGTAAAAACTCTTAACTATAATTTATCTAGTAATTCAGAGTTTTCTTTAATAAAACTACTTACAAGCTCAATTGGTAATTCTCTAAAATCTACTAATTTTTTATTTAATTCATATTTTTCATAAGTATTTTCTTTTTTAAGTGCTTCTAAAAACAATTCGTTATTTTCATAATATTTTTCACAAGTTTTTGGTCCACATTTTTTAAAAATGGGCATAATATTATCTGATTTATCTCCTAGCACAATTTTATAAAATAAATTTTTTTGTGGTTCGCTAAATACTTTCTTTGCTTCTTTTAAAAATTTGTTTTGAAAATTTACAATTTCGGTGTGCTCATCTAAAAGTTGTAAGTAATCGTGGTCATTGGCAATAATATATATTTTGGCATCCGCATATTTTTGGCGAATATGATTTTTAGTAAGTGCAATAATATCATCGGCTTCTAAATTAGGAAATTGTAATACACTATTAACGCCGGCCTCATATAAGAGTTTATTATTGTCTTGATAAATGTGTTTGAAAAATGGTCCTCCATTAAATTCCTCGCCTTTATCTCGCGTACCTTTATATTCTGAAAATAAAGCATTTCTCCAAATGGTTTTGCGAGGACAATCACGAACAGCAATAATAGTTGTTTTTTTCTTATGTATTTTTTGCTTCTTTTTAAACCCAGTTAGCGATTCGCTAAATGTTTTCATAAACTTTTCTACAAACTCTTCATTTTCGTATGGATTATTGGTCAATGGACTATCTTGTTTTGCGTGGGTCCACCATTGAACAATAGCAAAATATCTATAAAATATCCAATAACTTGTATCTACTAATATGAATATTTTTGGTTCTTGCGTTTGTTCCATTATATATAATTATGTGTTAAGTATTTATATTAATCACATATAATAATAGCATAATATATCAATTTTTTTAATATATATACAAATTATTTAAAGTTATTTTTAAATTTTAATTAGATGATTAATGAATAATAATACATACAAAAGCGGAATCCTTATTGCGTGTAATGTAATTAATGTTATATATCATGTTCCTCAAATAATAAAAACTTATCGCACAAAATCAGTTAAGGATTTTGATTCATGGTACTTATTTTTAGGTAATCTTCATAGTTTTTGTTGGGTATTATATAGTATTGAAGATAATAATGGCTTAATGATGTTTAATAGTTGTGTTACAATGTTTTCTATTTCATTTGTTAGTTATTATAAAATTTGTTCGTTTATTAATGAGCATTATATGAAGAATATTATAAAAAATCAAAAAAACATAGATACTAATAATAAAACTATAACAATAACTAGTGTTTCTTGTGAAGAATTAGATAAAACTTAATCTTCTTTTATATAGCTATTATTACATAATTTTTTTATTATTTTTTCTTCGTTATGTTCTTTATTGTTTGCTATTGCTACTAATGTATGTGTATAATAGTTTTGTTTAGATTCATTATTTTGAAAATCTGGATTTTCTTTTATCCATTTACTTAAAGCACAAAATTGCTTTGTTGATACATCTTTTATTGCTTTTCTAATTTTCTCTTTATTAATATCTTTTTCCCAATTATCATCATCTTTAATATATAATGATTCACGTTTTATATCTGTACAATGAATAGGACGTTGATATAAACCTAACTTGTTCATATTTTCAATTATTACATTACTTAGACCATTAACTATTCCATTTTGCTTGGTATAATCTAATTGTTGTAAACTTACTTGTATGGATTTAATAAAGTCACTCATATTTATAGCATCTTTACAACGCTCATTTAAAAATACTTGAATATTAAATTTATTATTATTGTTATTATTTGTTATAAAATTATTGCCTATTTTGGGTAATAATTCGCTTATTTGATCTTGTTGCTTAATTATAATTTCTCTCATTTCTTTATTATCATTAAGTAGTTTAATAATTAAATCATTTGTCAAGGTTAGTTGATTGTTTGAATTATTTGAATTATTTAGATTATTTGAATTATTTGAATTATTTGTTGTATTACTATTGTTTGAATTATCAACTATTTTTTCATTTTCTATAAAGGCGCATTTTTTCTTGTGAGCATATAATCCTTGTCTACTTTTATATTTTTTACCACAATTACACACCATTTCATTTGTATTTAAATTTGTGTTTAAATTTGCGGATTTTTCTCCTATATTTGTCAACACTATGTCAACATTTGTATTATATTTATGTTTTGCTGTATTAATATGTTTGTTATAATCTTTTTTATCACACGTATTATAAAGACAATTAATACATACAAATTCTTTGCGGATTTTTGCGGATTTTTTTGTAAACATTTAGGCCGCTATTATTTAAATAGAAAATAGTATTTAAATAATTTATAAAAATATTCGGATTTTTGCGGATTTTTTGTAAATAAATGTCAGTTATTTTTTGAAAGGGCATAATTTTATACAAAGAATCTGTATTTGCCTTAGCATAACTCATCATAAACAACTTAAATATATTTATGTTCGGATATTTGCGGACAATTTTTGTCAACAAATGTCAACAAAAATTTGGCCAAAGTTTTTAAAAAATTGGAAAAAAAATTTATGGTAAGAAGTTTTTCTCTTGAAAATTATAAAAGTTCTATCCTTTATGCTTTAAAATTTGTAAATTTGTGTTTTTTTCTCATTTTTTTTATAAAGGTTTTAAAATTCAAAAATTGGACATTTATAAATGTCCATTTTCCAAAAAATTTTCAAATTTATTTTTCCAAATTTTTCACATTTTGTAATTTTATAACTTGAGGTATTAATATTTTTAGATATATTATAAATATTAATACATTTAACATAAGAGAGATTGCTTTGTTTGTATTTTACCTTTATAAAAATAATGCGTCCAAGTCCCCCCAAAATACTAAATACTAAGTAAATCATTAATTTTATTTAAATCAGTCATTATTTTTGTTTGAGTTTCTTTAAAATTTTTGGATAATTGTTTTCCAAAATTATTTGCTGTATGTAAACTTAAAATCACTTTATTAAATTCTTCTGTAAAGTTAAATTTGTATTTATTAAATAATTTACTAACGCCTATTAATTGAGTAGATATTTCCTCTTTAATATTTGCTTGTAAACACTTAATAATTTTATTTATAAATTCCTGTTTTGTTGTAGCATTTAAATTATTAAATGTGTCTTTTTCTTGTATAATAGCATATAACAACTTTTCTATGTTTTTTTCTATGTTGCTATAATCTTGATTACAAAATAAAGAACTTAGAAAAACATAATACGCATTTTGATTTTTCTTATTGGGAAATGCGCATATACCGAAATCTATTATGCCTATTCTATATTTTGGAACTTCATTATTTATTGAACTGGTTTCATTGTTTATATAAAAAAATACATTCCCACTATGAAGATCACAATGAATAACTGAATGATATAAAATTCCTAATATACCAAATTTGTTAAATACATATGCGAACTCTTCTTTAATGATTTCGCTCATGCTTTCTATGTCTTTATATTTAAGTCCACTAATATTTTCCATTACTAATAGTTTATTGTATTTTTCAGTTATATGTCTATAAACTTTTGGAAACACATATTCTTTATTATTTTTATATTTTTCACTAAATATTTCAATTGCTTCAAGTTCTTTCATAAAATTCATTTGATTTAATAAAATTTCTTCATTATCTAAAAGTAATTTTGTTATTTTGAGAGAGTTTATGTATGGAATATATTGGCATACATATGATATGTATAACAACTCGTCAAAAACATTTGTAAATCTCTCATAAATATTTTTTTTCAACATTTTAATAATTACTTTATTATTAGATGAATCAATACCTTCAAAAACAAGTCCTACTATACCACAATTTATTGGAATTTTATTTTTTAACGTTATTGAAAATTCAGCTTCTAACTGATTTAATAAGTCATAATCTATTTCATTGGTTTTATATGGAACATTGTCGGTATACTTAAGTAAAAATTCTTGCTCATCACTAGCTAATAAATCTTTGTCTAAACATAGTGCTTGAAATATTTTCACATACACAATATTTTCTTCTTCTAATTTTTTAGATATTTTTTTAATTAATTCTAATCTGGTACTAGATATTTTATATAAACTATTAACACATTTAATAGTGTAAAATTTTATAATTTCACACATAACTAATGTTATTAATTTTGTAATTCGTAAAAATATATACACATTAATAAATATCATTGTTTAATAATTTAATAAATACTAAGTTATTAAGTTATTATTATTAAAAATATATTATTGTGAATTTAAATTAGTTATAAATTCTTTCAAATTGTAAAACATTTTTTTAAACATTAATCCAATAAAATTGTTCATATAAATAGGCAAATCATCTGCTATTGTTAATTGAAAATCAATCGAAAATTTAACATTTATTAATTTAGTAACTTCATTTTGTTGTGTCATTTCATCATTTATACTTATATAAGTTTTCCCAAAATTAAAGGTCATTGGTTCATATTTTTCAGCATCTAAATTTATAGATTTTAAATAAGTGTCTATTAAGTCTTTATGCTCATATATTAAATCTTTATTATAAAAAGTAATGTTTTTATTTAAATTATTTGAATATTTAGTAGTTCTAAACAAGACGTATTTTTGCTTAATGCCTACTTCTTTGGCAATTTGTTTTAATAAAATACATACATCTGTTTCATAATTATTTATTGTATTTAAAATATATATTTTTTCAATCAATTCAACATTTACTTTTTCAAGTAAATCATAAATTGCTGTGCTTAAAAATGTATCTACATTTATTTTGCTAGTGTTTAAATTATTAAACTCAAATTGTAAGTTATATGCTTTGTTTGTGCTATTAGGTATTTTTATTTCACTTAATAACATATTTCCTTTACTACATATTAATTTTGGTTGAAATGAATAGTCCTCACTATAAACCATTATAATTTAAATTAATTTGTAGTTTAATATTTAAATATTTAAATATTTAAAATATTTAAAATATTTAATATATTTAATATAGTCAATTCATTTTTGTAATAATTTTCTTAATATTATAAATGTTAATAAATAATCTAATAAATCATTTGCATTAAATTCTTTATTAAAAAAAGGTTCTTTTAATAATTTAAATTCTAAAAAGTGTTGGTACTTTTTCTCTCCCCGTAATGGAATAATATGCGTATAATAATTTAATAATTCACAAAATCTTGATTTTAATAATAAACTATAATATTTATAATTTAATTTACTTTTAACTTCAATTCTATTTAGACTATCTTTTTCATTTGTATAAAATAAATTTTCTTTTGTTCTATATTTATTATATATAATAAAATTATGTTGAATAAAATCCAAATGTCCATATATTTTAGAATTTAATGTTTTATTAATAGCATTAAGTGATATTAAATAGGCTGCTGTACTTCCACACGCAATATGTGTATTGTATGTGTCCTTTGTTGGTAAAATACAATCACTATGTAATTGAATAATATCCCACTTACTATCTAATAATTGTATTTCATATAATGATTTGTTAAGGCGTTCATAAAATTCTTCTTTATTATATAATGGAAAAGCATCATCTTCCATTATTAGAAAAAATGGCATATTAGTATTTGTATTTTTGCTATAACTAGACTTTATATGCTTACAGCACAATATATGACTTAAAGCACAACCAATTACAGATTTTGGAGCAAAATTTTTAGCATAACTTGAAATATATTGCTCATATTCGGGCTTCAAGTGTTCATCTTTTAGAGCATTAATACCGCTAAATCTCTCTACTATTAAACCAAGATTTAATAAATATGGTAATAGTTTAGTATAATTATTTATAGTAGTGTCTAAATTTATTATATATGTTTTTAAATTACTATAATCAGAATTTATAGGATATTTATTTATCATTGTTATTATTAACTATATAATTTTAAAGTATAAAATTTAAATAATATATTATATAATTAATATACTATAATTATTTAAAAATTATAATACTATTACTATATAATTTAATATTATAAGTTATAGTATGGTGCGTATGTATACTATTGCTGTTACAAAAGACAAAACAACTATTTATATGAAAGTACCGTATGATTGTTTATCATATAAACAAAAATTACATAAAGGTATTCTTAAATTAAATATTAAAAAACCTAGCATTAGTGTAAATAATGATTCAAAAAATGAGGAGTTAGAAATTCCATAAAATTTTTACATTACTAATTGTGTTAATAAATTTATTAATGATTGATTTTTTGGTAATAATTTATTATTGCCTTTATTTTTTTTAGCTCTTAATTTATGTATAAACCAAGTATGCGGACTATTCATTTTTGGATCAATTTGTAAATTTATTTGAATAACTTGTGAACGACAATGATTACTACAACACATACAATCAAATCCAAAATATAAAGTACAATATTCAGAAATGTCTTTATTACAAAAATCGCAAGTAAATACCATACTATTTTGTATGTATAAAAATTTTTTTAAATATATTTATAAAATTTTTATACTATTTTATGATATTTTAAATATCTAAACTCACAATATTTTTGTCACTTCGCTGTCTACGTTTAGATTTTGTAGGTATTTTAGCATTTGTTAAATCTCTCAAGTCTTCAATACTAATAGTGCTAGATTCATTATTTCTTTTTTCATTTATATCAACTTGCTTAGTTTTTAAACCACTTAATAGCGACGCAATATTTTGACTAGAAGGAGCAACTGAAGGACCTTTCATTTCTGGACGTGTAATGCGTTGTTCATTATAAGGATTACCTTCACCATTATCCATTTCCATGCCACGTGCCGACATAATATCTGGACGATTTATTATATTTTGTACTCTTTGACTGCGTTCAGGTAACTTAGACTCAACCGGTGGTGGCGGAGGTCCTGAATTAACATTTGGTGGCATTGATGCTCCAAATCCAGGATTAGAACCATTATTTCCAAATAGTCCATTCATAAATCCCCCTAATCCAGGTTTAGACTGACCCATAGTATTAACCGCAGCTTGAGTAAATTGTTTCATTAATTCGGGATTTTGGCGCATAATATCATCCATTCCAGGCATTGAAGATTTAAATAGTGTATTTGACATATGAATCATCATTCCTGAACCAGCTAATTGAAACAATAATTTTAATTCGGGAGACATTTTTGCTTTAGATTTGTATTTTTCGTGTAATTCGGCAAAAATTTCATCATATTCATCAATATTCTCATTTATTTGCTCGCCCCAACCATCAAGTTTAATGTCAAAAGGATCAAACTTATTATTTAAAAATTCTAGTCCAGTTATGCATGCCATCAACATTTTTCCTTGAAATTTAATTGCGTTTGATTTTTCTTTTTCAGCAATAATAGTTTCATATTCTCCAATCATTTCATTCAAATTAGAATCCATATTATAACGTTTGCTAAGCGATACCCCCTTTTTTTCTAGATCTTCTAACTTGCGTAAATATTTGAACTTTTCTTTTAATTCTTCTTCTTTTGTTAATTCGGGTTTTTCTTGTGCTTTGTCTAAGTTAATAGGTACATTATTAAATTTACCAAAACCATCCCATGTTTTATTTTCATTCATATTTGCTGTTGATTTTCCTAAATTTGCTACGTCATTATCATTATTTTTTGTAACAGGTTTAACATTTGAACCATTGTTTTTAGAATCACCAAATAAACCTCCAAAAATAGATTTTTTATTGGCACTTGTTGATTGATTATAATTTATTTCCTTTTTATTATTTGAATCTATAGTAGTATTTAATTTTAATTTGTCATCAAATTGTTTTGAAGTGCTATTATCTGTTAAATCATTTAATTCATTTTCTAAACTAGTAATGTCTTCAATATCTATTGATGTTGATGTTTTTTTATCAGTTATATTTTTTCCATTCATTAATAATTCAATACCACCTCCAAAATTAGAGGATGGCTTTTTTGATATAATTTCTTCTACATCTGAATCATTTATTTTAAATTCTGGAATTTGAAAATTATCAATATTCAAAGTTTCGGGTTCTATTTCTACAATATCCATTAAAACTATTATGATAAAACTAGAAGTTTAATTTTTAAATACTCCGCAATATATATTATATATTAATAATATGTTAATAATATGTTAATAATATGTTAATAATAATTAATAATAATTATTTTAGTACATTAAAGTTTTCTAAATAATAAATTCCTTGTAAAAAACAATCTGCCAAATCATCTTTTTTTGAATGTTTAATAAAGAAAGCATGTTCTGGTGACATATTTTTATGCTCTAATAGTTGTTTTGTATAATAAATGCTAAGTTTTTTTCGTTCATTATATGATAATTTTTTATCTTTGTTTTCTTTAGCTTCTTTAACATCTTTAACTTCATCAATTTCACATAAATCTTTATAACCACTTACATATTTACTTTCTTTACTTTCTTTATTGATAAATGGTTTTAGTTTATTTGTGGCCGATATAAATTTAATATTATAATTATTACAATCTATAAAATATTGAGATATCATGCCCTGAATAGTTTTCATTCTATTAGCAATAGGACTTATTTGATTTTCCAAAATAATTTGGTCAATACTAGATAAGTCAAAATTTTTAAATAATTCATTTAATTCATTTTTTATACTAATTCCTATATCTATTAAATTTACATTATTTGCATTAACACTTTCAATTGCTTCAAAACATGTAGTGTTTAAATATTCTTCTAATAATTTTATTAATGAAGCCTTATTTATAGGTTTTTCTATTTTAATTTGGTATTGTTCAATTAGTTTTGAGAGATTAGCAACAGATTGTTTATGTAATGTTTTAATATTACATGTTGGCAAACAATATTCCGTTTTTTTTGTATGAATTTTACAATAAAAAACATTGTCTTTATGGAATTTAGCTTCTTTTGAGCAACATTTTTCATTACAAGAAATTAATTTGTTACATAAATTTATTACATTCCATTTTATAATTTTAAAATCTTTAAATTCATTAGCATTATTTTTTTTATCTATAACATCACATTCTAAAATCACATATGCTAAATTTTTAATACCTATATCTATGCTTAATATTTTCATAAATATTATATTTATTATTACAAATATTATATAATTAATTATATAATATTTATTTATTTCTATATATTATAATAAAAGTTTATTTATTAGCAGCTAAACATACTGAATAGTTTAATCTATAAAGATAATATCCTAATATAAAGGTAAAAAAATATGATATTGCGAAAGCTAGCATTTTGTAATACTTTTTATATATGGCTATTAGTCCTACAATTATTGCTAAAAATGCTAATGCCAAAGCCCCCCATCCTAAAACATAAAAATACATACAATGACCTTTATTTAAAGGTGTCATCAAACCATCAAAAAAATTCATAGTTTATAATATAA